TTACTGGCTAACCCAGACAATACGGGCTATCCAACTAATTTCTTTGGGTGAGAAACTTAATGGCGGCTCATCAGAATTCAACGACTTGACCTCAACCTTTGTTGCGGTCTGGCGGTTTAATTCTTTGGCCATAATTTTGCCTGTAGCCGTCCTCATCACCACGCGGTCACCGCGACGGATTGGGGCATTGGGTGCAATGATTAATCTATCGCCTTCGCGAAATAACGGAAGCAATGTCGTGCCCGATACTTCGAGTGCGTAAACATTCAAATTATCTTCTGGTGCGTGAGGGAAATGAATATGATCCCATGCTTCTCCAGATGGGTTTCCGTTATCATCAAAAAATTCTTTTTTACCTGCCTGCAGGAAATTCAGAACAGGAATGCGGGCTTGTTGTTTTGGTGTTATAGCAGGGTTGCCGATCAATTCAACAAACTCGGACATGGTTGATCCGGTTGCGGCCAGAATTCTGGAGACGCTTTCGGTGGACGGCCAACGCGGCTTACCATCTGCGCCAATCCGCTTCGAGCGATTAAAGGATGTGGGGTCGAGTCCTGCTTTTTTAGCAAGACCGGAAGTCGAGTAGCCGCAACTTTGTGCGAGGCGGTCAATAGCCAGCCAGATTGTGTCGTGTGTCAGCATAATGAATATAGTATCGCATAAGTCTTTAATCCTAGATATAGGAATAAAAGCATATTTTACTTGACAAGCCCGAAAAACAGGGGTAACAATGAGAACATAAAGGGAACAATTGTAACTTTTTCATGGGTTAAACTGTTCTGCAACTCTTCTGGGAAAATTTTAAATGACAATATTCAAAACGATAACAGGATCGCCTGACGCGATCCCGTCGGCTAAGGCTGACGACACTGTTCCATTCAAATCAGCGGAGGAAGCATGGTTCTGGTTTATCCAAGCCCAGACCGCCCGCAATGAGGGTGCAAAAATTACCGCGGGTGCAGGACTATACCCACGACCATGTGAACCGGTTGATATTATCAAAGTTCTCGAACGCCTCTACCGTGCACGCACAGTCACTATGGATCATGTCATGGTTCTTCGCCATTACGGACAAAGATTATTATCTCCCGACCCGCGCCGTCCAAAAGAATTGCGCGCACATGCTTTATGGCGTGAGGCTCTGACAAAGCTGGAAGATGCGTTGGTTGTGAAACGGATTGTTGTTCGTCCGCATTGGATCAAACTGGTTACAAATAATGATGCCAGATGAAATCTTTGTGGTCTTTACTGACCAGACGGATTTGTGGTGGCTGAAATTTTTGCGCCGCGGATTTCGCCATTGTTTCATCATCCTGCGCTTTGCAGATATTTGGATCAGTATGGATGCCTTGGCCCATAAGACCGAGGTGATGCGTATTGATTTACCCGATGGGTTCAACCTTCCAAAATGGTTGGAAAGTCAAGGGGATCTGGTTGTTATCTGTCCCAAACATCCTGCAAAACCACAGGCATTATGGCCATCTATCTTCAGTTGCGTTGAAGCCGTTAAACGCGCTTTGGGACTGAGAGAGCCGTTTATTTTGACACCATGGCAACTTTACAAATTTTTAAAAACATCCAGTGAAAGGACATCATAAAATGGGAAGCGTTACATCACGCCCGAAAATTGCAACCACACCAACACAGGTTGTTGCGACAACTGTCATGCCGACAACAAATGTTGACACCACCACACCTGTTGAAGCCAGCCCCGAAGAAATTGCAAAGACCCGCGTTGAAAATATTCTGCGTCGGTCACGCAGTGCACTCGGAACTGTCTATACCAGTTTTCGCGGGGTTTTATCCGGCAATGGCGACACGCCACAACGCAAATCTTTGTTAGGGGAATAATTCATGGAAAATGACGATTACCAATTGCTCCTGAATAAATTTCAAGGCGCAAAATCCAAACATGATTTATGGCATGGGCTGTGGCAGGATTGTTATGATTATGCCCTGCCGCAACGCGGACAATTAACAGGCAATTACAGCCCCGCAAATCGCCGTGGTGAACGGTTATATGATGCAACCGCGCTGGATGCCGTTGATCAATTGGCAAGTTTACTGCTTGGGAATCTAACACCGCCGCTGACCCCTTGGTTTGGGTTAAAGGCAGGGACAGATTTAAGTGCGGAGGAAGCCAATGCCATTACCCCTGCGCTGGAAAAAGCCAGTCGGTTAATGCAGGCGCATTTTGATCAGTCAAATTTCATTGTTGAAATTCATCAATGTTTCTTGGATCTGGTGGTGGCTGGCACAGCATCACTTGCGTTTGAAGAAGCATTGCCCGGGGAATTATCGGCCTTTCAATTTACGGCTATACCATTGAGTGATGTTATTCTGGGCGAGGGACAGCGCGGAAAATTAGATACTGTTTTCAGAAAAGTATCATTGACCCTTTCGCAAATCCTGATGCGTTTTGACGGGGCAAATATTCCCGTATCCATTTTGCAAAAAGGAAACACGCACCCCGATGAGAAATTCGATTTGATCGAGAGCGTGACCCAGTCGCAAGATGGTCATGGATATCTTTTTGCTTTGCTGTCAATTGATCAGAGCGAAATTATCTATCAAACAAAATTATCCCATTCCCCTTTTATCAATTTCAGATGGATGAAATCCCCCGGTGAAATATACGGAAGATCGCCGGTTATGAAGACTTTGCCGGACATTAAGACCGCGAATAAAGTGGTTGAACTGATCCTGAAAAACGCATCGATTTCCGTGACCGGAATCTGGCAAGCGGAGGATGACGGCGTTTTAAATATTGCCAATATCGAACTTGTCCCCGGTGCAATTATTCCGAAGGCGGTTGGGTCAAAAGGTTTAACGCCACTTGAGATGCCTGCACGTTTTGATGTGTCGCAATTGGTTTTGGAAGATTTACGAAGCCGTATTCGTCACGCGTTACTTGTCGACAGATTGCCACAAATGGCTAATACGGGAAAAATAACGGCAACAGAAATTACAACACGGTCAGATGAAATGACCATGTTGCTCGGTGCAACATTCGGACGGTTACAAGTCGAATTATTGAACCCGTTAATTCAACGTGCCTATGGCATTTTACGACAACGCGGCGCCATTCCTGACCTGCCACTGGACGGCAGGATTGTTGCGATTGATCATCGATCACCGCTTGCCCGTGCGCAATCATCCCGCAATGTCCAGAATGCATTGGGATGGGTACAGGCCGCCAATTCATTGGGGGCAGAGATTACAGACCAAATTGATCGCCCTGTCCTGATGTCTTACCTGACGGATATGTTAGGCGTTCCGGAATTTTTAAAACAACCACCAAAAGGAGAATAAAATATGACTGACAATCTTTTAACTGCTGAAACACCCGCCGAAGAAAATGCGGCATCAGATAAACCCGCATCCGTTCCCGATAAATTCTGGGATGCAAATACAAAGGAAATTCGTGTGGATGCCCTGCTTAACTCTTACCTTGCTCTTGAAAAACGCTTCTCGAAAATGGTGCCGTTGCCAGAGACGGATGAAGACAAAAGGCGTCTTCAGAAAATCATGGGTGTTCCCGATACCGCTGACCTTTATCAAGTAGATTTACAAAGTGATCTGATTAATATTGACCCCGAACTGAACGCCCGCCTTCACGCCAAAGGATTTACCAATGAGCAGGTGCAGGAAATTTATGACCTTGCCACCGAGAAATTAGTGCCAATGATTCTTGAGATGGCCGCAGAATTCCAAGCAGACCGAGAGTTAGAGCGTTTGGTCAAAGAATTTGGCGGAGCAGAAAAATGGGATATTACATCCAAACAATTGCAAGAGTTCGGACAGAAAAATCTGCCCCCATCCGCCTATGAAGGACTTTGCTGTTCTTATGACGGGGTGATGGCGCTTTATAATATGATGAAGTCCGGTGCGAATAGTCCGATTGCAAAAGACAATAGCGGATCATTTGATGCCCTTGATGAAAACGGGCTTCGCAACATGATGCAAAGCCCGAAATATTGGAGAGATCGTGATCCCGCTTTTATTGCCAAAGTCAGCGAAGGTTTCCAGAGATTATATGCTGGAAAATAAACTTGACCTAAGCTTGTGAGCCTGCAAATTCGCGCGCATTAAAATCGTCAATGACGGTTTGGAATGTTTTGCGGATGTCGTTGCTGACCGGCATGAACTGGAATGAAACCGATTCATTGGTTTTGCGGACAATTTTTGCAAGATGTTTGACATTGACCAGTTGTTCACGGAGATGGAATTTTAATTCAACTTCCATTTCCTGACCAACTTGCAATGGGCGTGGATCTGCAAACATGCGCAATCCACCTGGACTCCAATCGAGAACTGGGTGGGCTTTGCCATCCAAAAAACCAACGCATTGGTCACAGCCACGGCGAGGATAGAGTCTGCGTGACGAGAACCCATCGGTTCCGTCACCTGCTACTGAATGTTTTAGGCCGAATGCAGTCATTATATTCTGCAACATGATATAAGCTCCAAGTTATGTCATTAACTATGACAAGTTACGCAACACACCCAAAGCACCAAAATTTATTACACTTGAATAACTTAGTAGAAATAAGCCTAAAAATCAAGGTTTATTTTATGACAAAGATAATTCTGCAGATAACGTAGGATTTGCACCCGCAAAGCTTATGCCTGCCACCCCCAAACCCATCTTTTTCGGCCGTATATCGATAACCGATTCGCGATGAAAACCAACTTTAACCCATAGAAAAATAAGGATTAATATGAGTACAGATGTCAATATCGCCTTTGTAAAGCAATTTGAACGCGAAGTTCATGAAGCCTATCAAAGACAAGGATCGAAACTGCGCATCGCAGTCAGAACCATCAATAATGTCAAAGGATCATCCGTTGTCTTCCAAAAAGTCGGCAAGGGAACAGCATCCACCAAATCAGCCAACGGCATGATTCCCGTCATGAACGTGACCCATACCTCAGTCGAATGCACATTGCAGGATTTTTATGCGGGTGACTGGGTCGATAAATTGGCCGAACTTAAAATCAACCATGATGAGCGATCCGTCATTGCCAATGCGGGTGCGTATGCCCTTGGACGCAAGACGGATGATTTGATTATCACTGCACTTGCATCTGCATCCACGCTCACCATTCCTGATGGGAATGTTGGCTTGACCCGCGACAAAGTCCTTGCGGCTTTTGAAAAATTGGGCGGGGCAGACGTGCCGGATGATGGTCAACGCTTTGCAGTGATCGGATGGAAACAATGGTCTGAACTTTTAAAGGTGCCAGAGTTTTCAAATTCCGAATATGTCGGTTTTGATGAGCTTCCATATAAAAATATGCAGGCCAAAAAATGGCTGGGCACAACATGGATTCCGATGTCTGGTTTGCCGATTGATGCGAACGACATTCGTTCCTGTTTCTGGTTCCACAAAACCGCCATCGGTCATGCGTCGGGGTCTGATGTTCAGTCGGACATCACATGGCACGGCGACCGCGCGGCACATTTTGTGAACAACATGATGTCCCAAGGTGCTGCGTTAATTGACGGTAGCGGCATTGTCGTTATCGGCTGTGACGAAACACCTGACTAGTTTCTCGGTCGTTCAACCTCACTCTCTCTCCCTTAATAGGGAGAGAGTTTTTTTATTCAACATTTAATTAAGGAGTCCTCAATATGGCTTTTGCTTCAAAAGACCTCAGCGTGTTGGCCTATGCCAATAACTTTACTCTGTGGCACTACACGACCGCTGATACATCAGCAATCACCGCAGGTTATTTCAACTCCGCAGCATCGATGCTGCGTGTCAATGACCTGATGATTTGTAACATCAATACGGGTGGAACACCGTCAACAGTCTTTTATATCGTAACGGCGAACACTGGTTCCGCTGTGACTGTTGCGATCTTCACGGCATAGAACTGCCACGCCACGTATTGACACCGGAATGACCTGTGTTTCCTTACCCGCAACGGGTCGCAGGTCATTCCACCTTTTTTTCACACCACATCGGAGATTTTAAAATGGCTTTAGACGATATTGGCCTTTGCGCCCGTGCCTTGGCACGCATCGGGGTTCACCCTATTACATCCTTTTCTGACGGAACGACGGAATCAGAAATTGCAGGATTGCTCTATGCCCCGCTTCGTGATGCTGTTCTGTCATCCTTTCCATGGAATTTTGCAACGCGCCAAGTGGTACTGACCCGTTTGGCAACCCCGCCGAACGGCGATTACCAATATGCGTATCAACTGCCCAATGATTTTTTGCGGGCGATTTCCGCAGGAATTGGCGGACGTGGGCGTGGGGTTAATTACCGCCTGTCCCGCAATGAACTGCATAGCGATACGAGCGAAATTTTACTCACCTATATTTTCAGGCCGGATGAAACCAGTTTCCCGCCCTATTTTGATGCGTTGCTGATGACACGACTGGCCGCGGAATTCTGCCTTCCTCTGACTGAGAATATTTCGCGTGCCGAAGTTTTGGCCAAACAAGCCGACACTGAATTTATCCGCGCCCGCCAAATTGATTCCCAGCAAGACAGCCCGAGCCGTCTTGAGACTTTCACACTGATTGATGCCAGAGATTAAAAACTTTACTTATGTATAATAATAGTTTATACATGCTTAATGTTTATAAAATATTAAGTTATAGGAGGTTTATAGCATGAAACGTTCTTTAGTTGGACTTATGGCTGGTTTAGCAATAGGAACTGCCACTCAAGCAAATGCAGCAGACCCGCCGCTTGTTGATAAAGTAGCAGGTACAATATTGAAAAATATTAGTACAGATAAAGGTGATGCATCAATTAAAGAACTGCTTAGTTGCAAATATGCCTATATTGCCGTCACACAAGGACAATCTATTCATACCATAAACTTATCAGTTTCTACTGACTCGTCATTAGGCAATATAATGGTTAAAGCGAGACTAGAAACCGCTCGTGCTGAATGCAAAAAATATGGCTTGGAAGCTAACTTTTAGGTTCAAATTATAAATGAATGAATTTTACCCCCGCAATGCGGGGGTTTTTTATGTCTTAAAAAAAGGAAACCAAATGACCAGAATTCCCACAATTAAAACCACCTTTACCTCTGGCGAAGTATCACCCGACCTTTTAGGGCGCGGGGATTTGAATGCTTATGATAATGGGGCACTCAAGCTCCGTAATGTTTTTATTCAACCGACGGGCGGGATTATGCGCCGCTCTGGCCTGCGATATATCGACACAGCGCTTGGCAAAGGTCGCATGATGGCGTTTGAGTTTAATTCGGAGCAGACATATCTCCTTGTCCTCACGCACCAAAAATTATCGATTTATGCGGGGGATGTGTTGGAGGTCACACTGGATGCGCCGTGGAGTGAGAGTGATATTCAACAATTGGCATGGACGCAAAGTGCGGATACATTGTTGCTCACCCACCCGGATTACCCGCCGCGTAGATTAATCAGATCGGGCTTAGGTGTCTGGTCGATTGCGAATTGGGAGTTTTATAATGATGGTGGTCGTATCTGCCAACCCATGTATAAATTCGCGGGCAGTACCGTCACACTGACACCAAGCGCAACCACTGGCACAATTACAGTCACAGCATCTGCCAGCGTGTTTGAAAGTGGTCATGTCGGTACACGTTTACGGATTGGCAACAAAGAATTGCAGATTATAAGCGTTGCGTCGCCTACTGTTGTCAGCGCAACTGTTTTAGAGACTTTAATATCGACCGCGGCGACAGTTGATTGGGAAGAACAGTCTTTCTCATCCGTTCGCGGATACCCGACAACGGCGGCGTTCCATCAGGACAGATTGATCATTGGCGGTAGTCGTGATTTACCCAACCGTATCTGGATGTCGCAATCGGGGGATTTATTCAATTTTGATTTAGGGACTGGGCTTGATTCCGAGGCGATTGAATTTGGTATTTTCTCGGATCAGGTTAATGCCATTCGCGGTGTGTTTTCAGGTCGTCATTTACAGGTTTTCACCAGTGGTTCGGAATGGATGGTCACTGGCGACCCGTTGACCCCCGCCAATGTCCAGATCAAACGCCAAACCCGCGTCGGGTCGATGATTGACCGCTATATCGCGCCGATTGATGTGGACGGGGCGACTTTATTTGTGGCGCGGAACGGACAGGAACTCCGTGAATTTATTTATACGAGTATTGAAGAAGCTTATCAGTCAACCGACTTAGCCCTTTTATCGCATCATATTATCACGACCCCTGTTGATCAGGATTTTGACCAGAAACGTCGTTTGCTTTTTCTGGTGCGCGCGGACGGGCAATTTGCAACGCTCACCGTTTACCGCGCCGAATCTGTTGCCGCATGGACGTTACATGATACGGCGGGGCAAGTTATTTCTGTCTCGGTTGTGGGGGATAATGTGTATCTTTTGATTAAACGGGGCACGCATTATTTTATTGAACTGGTGGATGACACGCTTCATCTGGACGCCGCTTTATCGGGGGAAAGCACGACAGCCACGACCACTTGGGCGGGGTTGGACTACCTGAATGGAAATATGGTGTCCGTTGTGGGGGATGGGAAGGTTGAGACCAATAAAACCGTGGCGTTGGGACAGATTACCACCGACCATGCCGTCCAGAAGTTACAGGCGGGGTTACCGTTCACGCATATCGTTGAACCTTTGCCGCCATCCAATATTTCAGAGGTCGGATATTCGCGCGCCGTGCGTTTGGTCGAGGCGACATTCCGGATCAGTAACACCGCCGCCCTGACACTCGATGTCGGGCGCGGGTTAAAGGACATCTCGCTCAGGCAATTGGGAGAGGTGAGCATTCTGGATGCCGCACCTCCGATTGTCAGTGGTGACATTAAAGTCAGAGCCTATGGATGGAAGAATGACACGTCAAAACCATTATGGCGGATTGAACAAAATCTGCCGTTGCCGTTTGCGTTGCTGTCCGTTCATACCGAAGTCATTGCCAACTCTTAAAGAAAGAAAATCACATCATGGGAAGTTTAAGTTCAGTCATTGCACCAATCGCCGAGATGGGTGTTAAAACCATCGGGACTGCCGGAAAATATTTTGTATCCAATTCCGACCGTTTGCGTGAAGTGGATACCATCAATACCAAAAATGCCCAATTGGCACAGAATGCAGCCCTGCAAAAACAATCCAACCTGCTGGCACTTCAACAAAAAGAGACAGACAGACTATCCAAACTGCGCCGCTCGATTGCTACACAACGCGCCAATTTCGGGTCACAGGGGGTTGGGTCGGTTACGGGGTCAGCGGATAGCGTTTTCCAAGGGTTGAACGAAACGTCAAATATCGAACGTCAAAACAACCAATCCAAAACATCTATGGATAACGCAATCATTGACCAGAATTTGAAAAATCAGACTCAACTGAATTTGCTTCAGAAACAACAACTGAAACAAAAGGCTGCGTTGGGGTTTGTAACGGATTTGATAGGGTAGGCACACATGACCAGTCATATAAAAATTCCAGATGTTGCGCCGATTGTTAGATTGGTGGGCAACGGGACACAGATAAATTTTGAATTTCCATTTCCGATTTTTGCGAGTGAGGATTTGAGCGTTTATATCAACGGTGCGCTGCAGACCAGCGGGTTTGATGTGGTGTCTGCCGGAGAGACTTCCGGTGGG